CTGACGTTGTGAAGGTTGTTGCTGCACCTGTACAAATTGTGGTGGAGGTTGTTGATGCAGCAGTGAAGCCTGTGGCAGATATTGCTCAAGACCTGGTGAAGGATGTGAAAGATAGCCTGAAAGATTAAGTAAGTCGGGCTGGAAGCTTAAGAGGTATAAGCAAACGACTCATAATCGTTCGAGAGTGGGTTCGAGTCCCACACAGCCTACCAAACAATAGGAGAGATATGACAGTAGTTAAGAGATATGGCGTGGAGATTGATCTGTCAAGACAAGACAAGGTAGGCTGTCCACGGTGTTTGAAGAATGGCCGAGACGCTAATCACGATAATCTACACGTATACGGAATGGACGAAAATGGGATGCACTTAGGTGCATTTTGTTTTTCTTGTAACTTTACAATCCCCTCCGAAGAGAATATGCAAGAGGAGTATGAATACGATGAGGAGTATGACAACATGGGTAGTGAATTCAATGACGAAGTACACGCCAAGCTGAAGGCAAATACTGGGCTTGACCCACGAGGTTACCGTGGGATTCGTAAGGATGTGAGTCAGTATTTTGGTGTACGCTATGAGTACGAGCAGACTACAGGTAAGGTTTCAAAGTCACTCTACCCCACTACAAAAGATTACGAGCTGTGTGGATATAAGATTCGTATCCACCCCAAGGAGTTTGGTAATCCTGTTGGGGAGGTTGGCAAGGACGTAGATTTCTTTGGTCAATTCCGATTCAAAACTCACAGCGGTATTTGCGTGCTTGTTGGCGGGGAAGTTGATCAGCTATCTGCTTATCAGATGCTCAAGACTCAGCAGAAAGATAAGAAGTATGATGAAATTGCTGTGGTGTCCTCTACCATCGGCGAGAGTGGTACGTCTAAGCAAGCCCAGGCACAATATGAGTGGCTGAATCATTTCAAGAAGATTGTTATCTGCTTGGACAATGATGAGGCTGGTAAGAAAGCTGCTGAAGAGCTTGCAGAAGTCCTACCAAAGGGTAAAGTCTTCATCATGACGATGCGGCGTAAAGACCCGAACGAATATATCTGGGATAAGAATAATGAAGTTGCAGTAGATTACACAACCGAATTTATTAGTGATTTCTGGGCTATGAAGGCTTACACACCTGCCGGTGTTAAATCTGCAAGTGATGCATTTGATGAAATTGAAGATGAGCTTAGTAAAGAGCGTATCACCCTTCCAGACTACATGGGAGTTATGCAAGAGATGATGGGTGGCGGTATGATTCAAGGACGTATTGCCAACATCATTGCGGATACTTCAACGGGTAAGAGTACGCACGTTAACCGCCTAGTACACCACTGGATTTTTAATAGCCCTGTGATCCCGACTATCGTCTCCTTGGAGGCAACAGCGGGACAATACATGCTTGAAATGCTGGCTATCCACACAGGTAAAAACCTGCGGTGGACTATGACAGACGAGGATCTAAAGGAGTTTGTTAAGACTGAAGAGGGTCAGCGTCTAAAGCATGAGTTGTGTTTCAAAGAAGACGGTACGCCAAGATTCTTCTTGATTGATAGTCGAGAGGGTTCAATCAAGGATATCGAAGCTCAGATGGAGAAAATGTACAAGAAGCACAACAGCAAGTTGTTCATCATTGACGTGCTCTCTGACTTGCTTCGTGGTACTAGCGAAGAGCACTCGGAAGATCACATGAACTTCCAGCGCAACATGGTAAAGAATGGTGCTACTGTGATCAATGTGCTACACACCCGTAAACCTCCACAATCGAAGGATGGGGAGCTTCGCAAGGTGAGTGAGTATGATGCCCTTGGTAGTGGTACGTTCGTCCAATCAGCAGCCTATAACATCGTCCTAAACCGCGACAAGTTGGCTGATGATGCGCTGACTCGTAACACAACAGAAGTTGACCTTGCAAAGTGTCGTGGTGGGAAGACTGGTAGTGCTGGTAAATGGTTTTACCATTTTGAAACTGCAAAATGCTACGACCTAAAACACTACCTAGCAAAACTAGGAGGTAGAGGTGCGACAGAGTAATGATTAGAAAGTTAAACGAACTTGGGTGCGGCTACACAGATAGACACGGAAGTTAATACAGGAGGTTTTGTGAAAGAGATTACAAACTGGAGAAATGCGACCGTAGCAGACTTTGAGGCTGATGGCTTGCTGGATACAGTTACAAAGATTCATGTCATGTCATATGAGCTGGCCGGATCAGACTCTGTTAACTCCTTTCACGGCACAAAGCAGGTAGATAGAATCAAGGCATACTTTAAATATCACATTGAAAAGAAGATACCAATTGTTATGCACAACGGTATCTCCTACGATGTACCTATGGTTGAGAAGTTACTTGGTATCGACTTGTCTGGGTTGATGTTGATTGACACTTTGGCCCTTAGTTGGTACTTGAACACAAACAGGCAGAAGCATAGTCTTGGCTCTTTCCATTCTGATTATGGTATTGAAAAGCCAAAGATTGATGACTGGGAGAATTTGTCGTACGAGGAGTACAAACACCGTTGTGAAGAAGACGTAAAGATTAACAAAGCTTTGTGGGAAGACCTGAAGCAGCGGCTGATTTACCTCTACACAACTGCCCAAGCAGAGATCGACTCTGGTGGGGTTGGTGGTAAGCGTATGTCCGATGATGAGGTTATCTACCTTGACCAATTTGTGGGCTGTTCTGTTGATAGTGCTATTGACCGTATCTTGACATTTCTTATGTTCAAGATGGACTGTGCAAGACTGCAAGAGAAGACTGGGTGGCAAGTTGACCTAAAGCTTTTGGAGAGATCCCTAGTTGAGTTGACCGAAGAGGCAGTTAAATCTAAGGCTGAGTTGGAGTCTGTCATGCCTAGAGTACCAAAGTACTCAGACAGAAAGAAACCTGCAAAACCATACAAAAAGAATGGGGAGTTGTCTGCATCTGGGGAGGCTTGGGAGGAGATTAAAGTACTTTGTAGTACAGAAGCTGTTGACGAGTTTGGAAGTCCGATGGTCAAGCAGTCTGATAAAGAGGGTGTTATTAAACTCCTGACTGGGTATGATGAGCCGAACGGTAATAGCCCAGAGCAGATTAAGTCTTTTCTGTTCTCAAAGGGTTGGATTCCGCAGAGCTTTAAGTATGAGAAGGATGATGTTGCTTTCAATGAGTGGATTCTATCTAAGCCTGCAGAGGGGTCTAACCGGAGGGCTTGGAAGGCTTGGAAAGAGGGCAGGCCAGCAGAACGGGCTATCCCACAAATCACCATCCCTGGTGAAGAGGGTAAGGAGTTGTGTCCATCTTTGCAGGAATTGGCAGAAGAGGTTCCAGAGATTCGTGTATATGCAAAGTACTGCGTCTTAAAACATAGACTTGGTGTTCTGAACGGGTTTAAGAGGGATTTGAAAGACGGTAAGTTGCAGGCACGTATTAACGGATTCACAAATACTTTGAGAGTTCAGCACGCAGAAGTGGTTAACCTCCCAGGCGTGGATAAACCGTATGGCAAGATTGTACGTGGTGTGCTTGTGGCTGGTGATAACAAGATCAGTGTAGGGTCAGACCTATCCTCCCTTGAAGATCGAGTGAAGCACCATTTCATGCTTCCTTATGACCCAGAGTATGTAAAGACAATGCAAGAGGATGACTTTGACCCTCACATTCTCATGGCATTGACGGCTGGTATGATCACACAAGAAGAGTTTGATATGTTCAAACAGGGTGACAAGACTTCTAACGCAAAGGCAGCGCGTAAGAAGGGTAAGACTACTAACTACGCCAGTGTATATAATGCTGGTGCAGCTAAGATCGCCCAGGCAGCGGGCGTCCCTTTGCAAGAAGGTGAGGTGTTACACAAGGCATACTGGGATCTTAATTGGTCTGTTAAAGCTATTGCAGAAGATCAGGTTGTTATTAAAGACAGCCGAGGTGGTAGTTGGTTAGTCAACCCTGTTAACGGATTTTGTTACTCTCTGCGCAAAGAGTCAGATAGGTTCTCTACACTAGCTCAAGGTACTGGTAGCTTTTTCTTTGATATGTGGGTTGACGAAATCTTGAGTCAACAGCAAGATCGGTATAAGAGGAGAACCCTTACCGCAAGCTTTCATGATGAAAACATTCTAGTTATTCGTGATACACCTAGGTTTAGGGGTGAAATTGCAGAGATTGTTTCATCTTCAATTGAAGCTGTGAATAAAAAATATAAGCTTAGAAGACAGCTTGGGTGTGAGACACAGTTTGGCAATAGGTACAGTGAGATTCACTGATAGGGTTTACACCTAAAAGATATTTATTGACTGTAGTGGTGGGTTGTGCTACAATGGCACTGCCATCTGTTATTTACTTTGAAAGGAAGAGAAAATGTCGAAGAAGAAGGATAAGGTTGTTTCTTGGGTTGTTATTGATTTGAAGAGTGGTGTTGCCTCTGCATTGCGCACCCGCCAGGATGCACGAGACTTCAAAATGTTCAAGAACGAGAAGATTGTTAAGGTTGAGGTTGTGAATGGTCAACCAACTGCCAAGTTTGTACGTTAATAGAAAGGAAGATAAGATGGCTATTGAAAAACACGTAGACCCGAAGACACGCAAGCCTTACATGTTGGTTACGGGTGTTGTTACTGCAGCGTACATTAACGAAATCAAAGAAGTTAAAGAGTATGCTGGGCCGAATGGTGTTTGGCGACCTACCAAGCGTCTGTCTATTGTTGTTGATGGCACCCGCGTCGATCTGGGTATGTCTGAAAAAGATCAGATCCGGGCTAAGGATGTCAACGACAAGTATCAAGATGTTGTCAAGGGTGTCGAAGTCTCTGTTGTAGTGGAAGAGAATGGGGAGTACAAGGGTGTTACCCAGTATAAGGCTAAGATCGCTGGCATTACCGTAATTGATATTAGTAACGCCGAAACCCCTGCAAAGGCAGGCGGTGCCTCCCAAGGTCAAGCTGCACAGCCTTTCAAGGCTAAGGACATGACAGGCATTCAGGTTGGTCACGCCATTAACGGTGCCCTGAGCTACATCACTTCCAATGGTTTGGAAATTGATAACGACTTTATCGTTGCAGTTGCCAAGGTGGTGAACGAAGCAACAGAAGATGTTCGTACTGTGTACAAGCAGCGTAACCCAGGCATGAATGATTATGACCTTGGAGCAGCTACTGGTCATGCAGTGCTGAACGCCTGCCGTCTGGTTGCAGAGTCTGAAGTTGCCGAGTTGAAGGGTAATCTGGTGACTGTTGCGTTTGACTTGCTGGACAACGTGGTGGCACCTATCACAGAGTACATCAAGCAAGGCCAGAAGGCTCCAGAAGCAAAGGCAAGCCCTGTAGCGGCTAAGAAGCCTGCAACAAGTAAGGCTAAGATCTTGCCAAAGGTTGCACCTAAGCCCCAAGTAGAGGATGATCGCCCAGAACCACCTGACGATGATTTTGACGACATGGACGTGCCTTTTTGATGGTAAACCCTAACTAACATATGCATGTGTGCAATCCCCACTTCCTAATAAGTTGTGGGGATTTTTAACTTCTACGGAGAAAATATGAGTGAAATGATTGATTATGAAACTGGTGAAATTATCGACAACGATGCAAACTCTGGGGAAGATAAGCCAACCCTGAAGGAATTGGTTGAACGTGGCGTCAATCTGAAGCGACAGGCAATCAGTATTGCAGAGGATATCGCAGAGATTGCAGAACAGGCTAAGGAGTTGTATAACACCTCTAAGCGTGATTACAATGCGTTTATCAAGTACACCATCTTGAAGGATATTGAAGTTGAGATTGAAGCTCTAAACGAGACGAAGATCAAACTCCAAAACCTAGATAACGACGAGGAGTAATATGACCACTGCAGTTATTGATCTGGACTGGATTCGGTACGCTGCAGGGTTTGTTGGCGAGAAGCGAGAGATTCAAGCCATCCATAAATCCTCCGGCGATGTAAGAACATTCAAAAATGTTACGGAATTTTACGGCAGAGGTAAAGCAAAGAACAAGGGTTGGGTTGGCAAGTGGAATGAGGAGCACCCAGATAATCAAATCACATCAGATGATTTTGAAATCATGGAGATTCAGAAGCCAGAGCCAATTGCTAATGTACTCCACACAGCTAAAAAGATGTTGGAGGGTGCCCTAAGATCAGTCAATGCAGATGACTTTATTGGATACTACGGTAAGGGGGACAGCTTTAGAGTTGAACGCTCCACCATGTTGAAGTATAAAGGTAATAGAGAGCATCTAAAGAAGCCCCTGCTTATTGACGACATTACACACTACCTTGAAAAACAGTGGGGTGCTATCTGTGTTGAGGGGTTGGAAGCTGATGACCACTGTATTATCTCTGCGTATAGAAAGAAAGATCACGTAGTTGTATCCCCAGACAAGGACACCGCAGGTTGTGAGGTTCTCTGGGCAAACCCGATGAAGGAATTTGAGATTCTTGATTGTTCTGGGTTTGGCAGACTTTGGCTGGAGAATGAAGGTACGGATAAAGAGAAGGTTCGTGGTGTGGGTAGGTTGTTCTTCTATTACCAAGTAGCATATGGCGACGATGTAGACAACTACAGAGCTAATGCAGCCTCTGCAACTCCTTGGGGAAGTAAGAGCGCATATGTCAATATGGTAGACTGTAAGAACGATCAGGAAGCCCTAGAAGCCCTTATGCGAATCTATCAACATCTCTACCCGGAGACTGTCACTATCGAAGGCTGGAGGGGTGATATCATTGAGGTAGATTGGTTGTATGCTATGACTGAGGTGTTTGATCTTGCTCGTATGCTTCGCTGGGAAGATGATGTGGTACATCTGCCTAATGTCTTGGGGAAGTACAAACTACTATGACAGTACCAACCCAGAGTGAGATTAACAAGAAGAAAAGGGATAATGATAAACGCCTTAAACGGTTGCAACCAAGTGGGGCTATGACAGATAAGGCGATTATTACAGTTATCCGTGGTGCTATCCGTAGAGCTTGGATGAGTTGTGACACTAAGTTGACTTTGTTAGCAGCTAACTGCATTCCAGACATGGATGAAAGTACCAGAACTAAGTGGCTCTATCGTTGTCAACACTGCCAGGGTTTATTTAAGGGTAGTGATATTGAAGTTGATCATAAAAACGGAGAAAATCCTTGTGCTAAGTTGGAAGACGTGGTAAACTACGCCCGTGCTCTTCTTGCAGTCAGTTGGGATGATCTTCAAATTCTCTGTAAGCCTTGTCACTTGAATAAAACTTATCAGGAGAGGTTTGGAGTATCCGAGTTTGAAGCTTCTGCCATGATTAAAGCTGCCCCAGTGTTAAAGAAGAATGCTGCTGGTGTAAAGGCTTGGCTTACCAAACAAGGTATTCAACCAGAGAGTAATCCAGAGAAGCGAAAGCAACAGGTTTTGGATTTTTATAGAAAGGAAGTAAATGGCAAAAAGTAAACGCATTTTATGTATCCCAGATACGCAGTGTAAACCTGATGTTGATTTGTCTTACATGACTGCAATTGGCCGCTACATTGCAGATAAACAACCAGACGTTATTGTCCATTTAGGCGATGCAGTTGACTTCCCCAGCCTTTCATCGTATGATAAAGGTAAGCGCAGTTTTGAAGGCAGACGACTTAAGGCAGACCTTGAAGCTGGTCATGAAGGGATGGAGCGGTTGGTTCTTCCGATGAGGGAGTTGCAAGAGCGACAACGAGCCAATAAGAAAAAGGTTTACAATCCTCGGATGGTTTTGACACTCGGAAATCATGAGTGTGTTACCCCTGACACAGAGGTTTTGACAGTAGACGGGTTTATTCCAGCGAGTGAAGTTACGACTAAAACCCTGGTTGGAAGTTACTCATTGGATGGAAAAACCCTTGGGTTTGAGCCACCAGTCAATATGGCAGTGTTCAATCAGCAGCCGCTTGTCAAGCTCAGTGGGGATTTCAGGGATGAGTTGGTATCTGCTCAACACAGGATTGATATTGATGGAGAGTTACACTTCATTGATAATTATGTTGGCACCAAAGTTAAGCAAAACCGTTTGAGAAACAGTCTTGACCTTGGCAATAATGGCATCCACCTGACCGACGAAGAGATTAAAATCTTGACGTGGGTGGTGTGTGATGCTACAATTGTTCACAAGAGTGCTACCAATAAGCGTATCCAATTTAAGCTATCCAAGGATCGTAAGATTAAGTCTTTGACAAGCCTGCTGGATGCTGCGGGGTATAAGTATACTATCCGTGAAGCAACGAAGTCAGCACTGAACAAGCTTCAGCCATACTACATTTGTTTGTATGCAGAAGATGCTCTGAAGATTTGTACACTGCTTGGTGGTGTCAAGCAATTCCCCAAGAGTTTCAAGAATCTGTCACGGGAGCAGACTCTGACATTGCTGGGTACACTGGCAGAGGCAGATGGGCATCACCACTTTGCAAAAATTAGCTGGAGCACCACTTCAAAACACGATGTAGATGTGGTACAATATGCGTGTTTTACAAACGGCATTCCATTTGCATACAAGGAGAGGCAGAAAGCATCGGGCTTTGCTGATGGCAAGTTGCAGTATCATTGCAAAATAGCCTATGCTGGCTTGTACGAACACAGGTATGCAGCTATCGAGGCCACTGGTTGTTTTGGTGATGTTATCGCCATCCAGACAGTGCGTGGAACCCTGGTAACACGGAGGAACGGTAAAGTCAACTTTACAGGTAATTGTAGACTTGACCGCCTAGCTAACGATACACCCGAGCTTGCGGAATTCATTGGAACTGAGATGCTCAACTACGAGCAGTATGGTTTTGAAGTTTATCCCTTCCTCAAGCCTGTAAATATTGATGGAATTTTCTTTGTTCACTACCTAAGCAACCCATTCACTGGAAAGCCATACGGAGGTACTGCACTAAGTCAGTTGAAGACTGTCGGACGATCTTTTGTTGTTGGACATAAACAAACACTTGACATTGCAATGCGGCCAACACTTGACGGGAAGACTCAGTTTGGTATCATCGCTGGGGCTTGCTATGACTTCCACGAGGAGTATAAGGGCGAACATAACAATCACTTCCGTGGTGTGGTTATGTTGCACGAAGTTAGCGATGGGAATGCTCTGCCAATGCCAGTGTCCCTGGAGTACTTGAAATCCAAGTATCTGTAAAACTTATAATTCACTAATATCTGTAAAGGAGATAATATGACAATTAGCCAAGAAGCAATTAACGAACTCAGCGAACAAATCGAAGGCACTATCCAAGAGCAAGTCGCCACTCAGATGAGCATGGTGGCTCCTGCTGCCTTCCTGGGCATTCTTGCAACCCTGATGCGTAACATGGTTGATGTTGAGGGCAAGCTCCAATGTGTTCTCTCTGAGGATACTTTGAATATCCTCGCAGATATGATCTACCCTGGCGTTAACTCCCTGGGGTATCATATTGAGAGTAAAGAGGAAGAGGATGGTGTGAAGCTGTCCCTCACTCCCCTGTCTTCTGCTGTGGAAGGAGATGCCACAGATGCCTAATTCTCGTGTAACTCGTTTTAATTTTGCTGTGGGCAATGAGCCACAAGTTGATAACTTCTTTGAACAAGCAGGCAAGCAAGCAAGCTACCTTCTTGAGGAAGTCAACGAATTGATTGAGGCAATTAACAACCGAGACATGGTTGAAGTTTTGGATGCGGTTGTGGATATTTGGTATATCAGAGAATACCTAGATGACCTGCTGACTGAACAAGGCGTGAAGATCAACCCCGCGAAGACCAAGGTTTGTGACAATAACGATACTAAGTATTCTACCAGCCGTGCTCTTATTGCCCTAGCTGTTGAGCACTATAAAGCCAAGGGTGTCGAGTGTTATATTGCGGAGGTGGAATACGAAGGTGATATGTTCTATACTTGTCGCCGTCTGTCAGACGATAAGGTTATGAAGCCTACTACTTTCGAGCCGGTAGATTTGAAGTCTTGCGTGCCAATTGAATTTCAAGGAGGTAAGTGATGTCAGAAAAGCATAATCATTATTTCCGAGACTGCCCTTATGATAAGATTGATGTGTATCGAATCATTGATATCTTTGAAATTACAGACCCAGCGGCACAGCACATCCTGAAGAAGTGTATTGCAACAGGTAAGCGTGGGCATAAAGATGAGAAACGGGATTGGCAAGACATCCTAGACTCTGCACAACGCAGGCTGGATATGATCGCAGAGGATAGTAAGATTACCGCAGTAGAGTCATTCTCTGGGACTATCGCTGCCCTCTCAATCGCAGAGCGCGGAGGAATTAAACCCTGGGCTGCAGATCCTAATATCCCACCACTGCCGCCCATTTATAATCGTCGTGCTGAAGACAGAGGAGAAAAATAACAATGAAGAGTGTAGTAGTTTTTAATGCCCCGTGGTGTAATACATGTGGGCCTTTCAAGAAGCAACTGACAGACAATGGTATTACCTATCTGTCAGCATCCCTGGACGATAGTGTAGATGGTGAGGTGGCGGGGGTGTTTGGAGTTAACCCCGGCATCCCAGTTATGTCCCTTGCGGCCACATATCATGTGCGCTCCCTCCCAACTACCCTGGTGTTGGAAGATAAGCAAGTTGTTGAGGTTATTGTTGGTAGTAAGTTGCAGGAGGTGAAGAATGCACTTGGAGATCCCAAGGGTTGATGATTTAGCTTATAAAGTTAGGGATAGCAGTAAGAGGTTTGAGACATGTCCAGGGGCTAGAATTGGGAGATTGGTACTATCTCACATTAGCGGGAAAGCTAAAAATGGGTCAAAAATTTGGAGGTGCTTTTGTGATTGTGGTAATATCAAGGATATTGTGCAATCTTCCTTGCGTTCAGGACTTACAAGGTCTTGTGGGTGTTTCTATCGCCAATGTCTAACACAGAACACCCTTACACATGGCATGTCTGATCGGCCAGAGTATAATTCTTGGCTTGCAATGAAACAGAGATGTTACTACCAAGATCACGACGAATACGAAAACTATGGTGGAAGGGGTATAAGTGTTTGTGAGGGGTGGAGAAACTCTTTTGAACAGTTTTACTTTGACATGGGGGCGAAGCCTAGTAGTGAATACTCTATTGACCGTATAGATTGTAATCGTGACTATGAACCAAGCAATTGCAAGTGGTCTACCCCAACCCAACAAGCTAATAACACTCGTAAGCAGACTTCAGACATGCTAGGGATTTCTCATCATAAGTTAACAGGGAAGTGGCAGCTATCTGTCAAGATAAACGGTAAGTACAAATATATTGGACTGTTTCAGACTGTTGCAGATGCAAAAGCAAAGAGGTCTGATGTTATTTCAAAACAAGGAGAATAAATATGAAGGTTAAATTGGTAGGTTATACGCAACCCTCCGCCGAGTTCAAAGATGATTTTGAAGATGCAAAAGATTTGATTGCATTTTGTGCTAGAGTATCCAATCCATCAAATCAGTTCAACAACGAGACAGCAGATAAGTTGATTAACTACTTGGTGAAGCATCAGCACTGGAGTCCGTTGGAAATGTGTTCTGCAACACTGGAGATTGAAACTACTCGGGACATTGCTCGTCAGCTTCTACGCCACCGTAGTTTTTCATTCCAAGAGTTCTCCCAGCGTTATGCTAATCCACTGGAAGACTTGCAATTTGAAATTCGTGAAGCGCGACTGCAGGATACAAAGAATCGCCAAAACAGTATCAGCATCTCGGAAGAGGATGAGAATAGTCGATTCATTGTTGCAGATTGGGTGCGACGGCAGCAAGAAGTTATTGATCTGGTAAAAGAGCACTATACTTGGGCTGTAAATGTTGGTATTGCAAAGGAACAGGCACGTTGCATCCTTCCAGAAGGCAACACGGGCAGTCGGCTATACGTCAATGGGACTATTAGGTCGTGGATTCACTATATCGCTGTACGATCTGACGTTAGCACCCAGATGGAGCATCGTCAGCTTGCATTGGAAGTTGCTAAAGTAATCAATAGTATCTTTCCAGTGAGCATTGGGGGTGACCATGTTTGAAATTAAAGAAGAGGTTATTAACCGAGCTAAAAATAAGATGCCAGAGACAGGCTTTAATGCTGCTGTCAAACATCTGTCATCTTATGATCTTGAGAAGGTGCTAGAAAGTCATGGTACACTCACTGGGAATAGTTTGCTAGAGGTTTTGTGGAGCCTGGGATTTGATACTCAGAACTACGAAGTCACAGAACAATATGCCTACCACCGACCAGTGCTTGCAAAGACTTCTGAACCGTGGTATGGTAAGCGTTGGATTGGGATGGAGAGAAAAGATGCTGAATGGGTTAACAGTAAATATTCAAGTTTGGATGTACGAGTCGCTACAGCAGGCTTTAGTGATCTTGGCGATGTTGTTGGTGTGATGGGTAAGCAGAGTAATTTCACTGGCGACCTTTTGGATCACATGCGCAACAAGAAAGATGTAAACCATAACAATACGGAAGTGAACAATGAATCAGAAGACACAGATCCAAACACCAACTGAAAGCTATCGCCTATGCTACCCAGAGATTGTTAGACTTGCTGACCAACAACTAGAGGATAAGCTTTGGTTTCACTCTGAAATGAAGGTAGAGCTTGACCGCCTTCAACTCAAGTTTGAGCTAACCCCAGAGCAGAAACACGCAGTGCTTTACGTATTGCGTATGTTCCTGCAGTATGAGTTGATTGTTGGTGAGGAGTTTTGGATTGGTCGCGTCATGAAGGCTTTCCCACGTCCAGAGATTGCCCGTGCAGCTTCTATTGTGGCTATGGTGGAGCTTGCAGTACATGCACCATTCTACGACAAGATCAATGTAGTGTTGGGTTTGGATAAGGATGAGGACTACGTAGCCTACAAGGGAGACGAAGAGCTTGTAGAGCGTCGTAGGTGGCTTGCTGAGGCATTGTCCGATGAGGACGATATCTCAGCCGTGCTTGTGTTTGGCTTGACGGAAACACAACTGCTATTCTCTAGTTTCTCAATCTTGAAGAGTTTCCAGTCTAACGGGTATAACAAGATTCCGGTTGTCGTCCGTGGCACTAACCAGAGTGCAATTGACGAAGACCATCACGGGCTGATTGCTGCAGAGATTATCAACACGTATTACAAGGAACTTGGTGTTTCTTTGTATGAGGACAAGCCTCGCTACAACAAGTTGATTGATGCTATCTGCGTAGCTACGGATCACGAAGATCGTGTTATTGATAACGCAATCCCAGGGGACAGCTTGAATGGTGTTCTGAAGTCTCACTACAAACAGTATATTCGCCACCGAGCTAATATCTACTTGAACCGGCTTGGCTGTCCCAACTATTTTGAAATTGGCGAGTGCTCTATTGTAGACTGGTTTGAAAAGAACACAGTGGCTTACAAGCAAATTGATTTCTTCACTCCGGGTTTAGGTAGTGAGTATTCGTCTGCTTGGGATGCTCAAGCTCTCGTATCCGCATGGAAGAAAGGAAGTAATTGATGATTGATTATTCTGCAATTCGTAAGCAATGGCAGGCAGAGGGGGAAGCCCCTTTGTGGTATACTACGGGCGGCACACAACTGTTCTGTCAGAAGTATGCGTATGAGGGTGAGACTGTGCGCAGTCGTATGCACTCGATTGCGAAGGCATTGGCACAACACGCTCCAAAGAACTACCCAACATGGTGGAATGACATCGAATACTGGAAGGGTAAGACCTGGGAAGAAGCTTTCTTTGATGTTTTGTGGGATGGTTTTGGTTCTCCCTCTACACCTTTGATGGCTAATGGTGGTATTCGCAAGCGTGGTACTACAGTGTCTTGTGCTGGTGGCTATGTCGGTAATAACCTGTATGATCGCTATAATGCAGTCACCGAGGCTGCTATCTTAACTAAGCACAGTCATGGCACGAGTTATGACATCAGTGACTGGCCTGCAGAGGGTACTCCACTGAAGCGTGGCGGTTTTAGTCACGGGGTTATGCCAATCATCCGGGACTTTGTTACTGCTATGGAGGAAGTTACTCAAGCTTCTCGTCGTGGGAGCTTGGCATATAGTTTGGATATCGAACACGGAGATTTTGACGTTGTTTGTGACAACCTGTACAAGAATACGGAAAGCAATAACGTAGGCTGGAAGATCACAGATAAGTTTGTTCAGAAGTTGAAGGATGGTAATACAGAAGCTATTCGACGCTTGCAAACTACCTTGGCAGTGAAGATGCCTCGTGGTAAGGGGTATTACACTTTCATTGACAAGATGAATCGTCACCGTGCTGAAGCATTTAAGCGTGCAGGTTTGGAAGTCAAGGCTAGTAACCTCTGTCAAGAAGTTGTTCTGCCTGCCAATGAAGAGTACACCTTCTCCTGTGTTATCCTCAACGAGAATTTGGAGTTGTGGAAGAGTCGTCCAAAGAATTTGACTTTCGTTCTCACTGTCATGAGTGACTGCAACGTGTCAGAGTATTTGGAAACTATGGCAGAGATGTCATTCCAAGACCGGATGGCTATGACTCGTATCAACAAGTTTACTAAGCACTTCCGAGCCCTTGGCACGGGTGTGTTGGGTTTCCATACGCTGTTACAGAAAGAGCTTATTCCTGTGGACAGCCTAGAGGCTATGTTCATTAACGAGGAAATCTTCTCTACAATGGATAAGGAAAGCTTGGCTGCTACCCAGTGGCTGGCACAAGAGCTTGGAGAGCCTGAGGGTTGCAAGGGCTTAGGTATTCGTAATGCTACTCGTATGATGATGCCACCAACCAAGTCAACTGCAGAGTTGATGGCTGGAGCTTCTGAGGGTATTGGTTTGGATACTGCATGGGTGTTTACTAAGCAATCCGCTGGTGGTGAATTCTTCCGTGTGAACAAGGTCTTGCTGGGTATTATGAAAGAGCGTGAAGTCTATAGTGACGAAACAATCCTTCGTATTGCTAAGGCTAGATCAGTACAGCAAGAGGGTTGGCTTACGGAGCATGAGAAGCGTGTATTCCTGACTGCCTTTGAAACAGATATGAAGGCTTACCTCCGGCTGTGCTCACAACGTCAAAAGTACATTGATCAAGGGCAAAGCATCAACCTATACTTCACGTCTAACGATAGTGAAGAGTACATCTCTGAAGTCCATCGCATGGCTTTTGAAGATGAAGGCATCCTTGCCCTCTACTACATCTACTCAATGAGGGATAGTGGTGTGGTCACGCGGGTGATGGACTGCGTTACCTGTCAGTAAATAACAACACTTAAAGCCTCTACTTCGGTAGGGGCTTTTTCTTTTTGTGGGTTGTGTTATGATTGCTTCATCGCAACAAGGAGAGAACATGGTCTTTGAAATTGGAGACAGGGTTGTAGTAACCAACCCAAACACTTACTCGTGCGGCAAGGTGTGTACTGTACTAGCAGTCCACGGCACTTCAAGCTGCTCCCTCTTCCCAGATGGGGTGAATACACGCGGATTGCTCTTTGAAAACTGGGAGATCAAGAAGCTGGAAGAGGTTGACAAAGCAATCAAAATGTTGGAAAATCTAGGCTACAAAGTAACGAAGACTTCTTAAGGAGATAACATGGAATTCAAAGTTGGTGATCGTGTGGAGTTTATCGGTGGATGTGACATTGCATCAAACTCCCCTTACCTCGGGATGAGGGGGGTTGTCAGGGATGTACAGATTAGTGAAGACCCCTCTGAGTCAGATGTTGTTGTTGTACGCTTTGACGACGATACAGTTGTGAGTTGGTACAATCACCGCTTCAAACTTGTAGAAGATGCACCAGCCTCTGTGAAGGAGGAAGTCCTAGTCATGTATGACGCTACAACTGTTGTTGAAGCCTGCGTCGAAGTGAAGAAAGTTAGTGACATCGTTACTTCCCTGCAACAAGATTTGCAAGAGATTAACAACCTTTCTCCCGGTTATGTTAGTATTGGTGTTGGTAGTAGCCATTTCCGTCTTGGCAACCTCTCCGGGGATCACGACTCGGAGTTGCGTAAGCTGCTGATTGCAGCCCGAGAGAAGAACCTTGCCGATGCAGAACAACTTCTCAAAGAGAAGATTGAAGAGTTGTCCAAGGTGTTGACAAATGTTGGGTGATCTTGTAAACTGGCTGTTCTGTAAACACAAATACCAGATCATCTACAAAGTGAGGCAAACTTGGGACAACGGAGAATTTGCCGGTATTCGGTATCACATGCAATGTGAAAAGTGTGGTAAACTAAAGAGAAAGGAACTCTAATGATTGAAGTTACATACAACCCAGCCGTCACAGAGACTAAGCTTGTGAAGGTAGTGGCCCCTGCAACCTTTACACTGAAGCTTAACGTGGATGAGATGCTGATGCTGACAACCTTGACTGGTATCACAACCTGCGGCCCTAAGATGTATGACGTGTATTGCAGTATGTTGGAGTGCTTGCGTAGTGTGGGCCTTGAAGATAATAATATTACCAGCAATGGCCATGCGTACTCAGATGAAGTCTTGCTCAAAGGCAACGAATAAGTTTTAACAACGAAGAAGGAGAAAGTAAATGAAGATTATGCGTATGTTTGCATGGGCTATTGCGGTCACCACCATTGCCCTGGCCGGTTGCGGTCAACGAGTTGAAGTGCCACCTGCTAGTATTGGCAAGATCATGACCAATAAAGGCTATCAAGAAGGCTTTATCAGCACCAGTAAGTTCCGACTTGATACCTGCTGGCCTGGGACTGCGTGTGACAAGCTTGTCCTGTTGGATGCATCTGACAAGTCTAAGACTGAGACCATTGATGTTTTCATGCCCGAGGACAAACTGATGATGCGTGTGGTTGTTCAGTCTACCCTGACTGTCAACCCTAAGAAGTCTGAAGCTCTGTTCAACACCCTGCCACAAAGTAAGATTGGGGAAGAAGATCAAATCTCTGTCATTGCATGGGATACGATCTACAACACTTATGCAAAGCAGATCATCCTTGCAGAGGCTGGGGAGTTTGTCAGTAAGTTCACTATCCCACATATTGCCTCTAACCGTGAAGCTGTGAACGCTCAACTGCGTGCTCACCTGACCAAGCAGATCGAAGCTCGTACACCCTTCCAAGCACGTTATGTTGGTCTGGTAGATGTTCAGTATCCGAAGATGATTGTTGATGCCCAACTGAATGCTGCGAAGCGTCGTGAGCAAATTCAACAGGAAGAGGCTGAACTGGAAGTCAGCAAGGTGCAACTGGAACGTGAACTGCAAGAGGCTCGTCTGAAGCGTCAAATTGAAGTTGAACGTGCTGAGACTGAGAGTGCTACTCAGCGTGCCCAAGCTGTTACGCTGACGCCTATGTATCTGGAGAAGTTGCGTATTGACAACGAAGCTGCTAAGATTGCCAAGTGGAATGGTGCTCTGCCTACCACTACGATGGGTGATGCTGCAGTGTTGAAGACTCTGCCGTAACTTAAAAACAACAAAAGCCCCTACCAGCAACGGAGGGGCTTTTTCTTTGAGTGTGACCTGTGATATACTGTCTACATTGAAACAACTAAAGGAGATTTTATGGACTTTCTTACTAATGTGTATGTGGCTCTGCCTGTCTTCTGGTTTTGGCTTGCTCTGATCTTTGTTTTCCTGAAGTTTCACTTGAAGTTCTTTCCTCCAGCCGAAGGTCAGAAGATTCATCAATACGTCAACAAGAACATCAACATGTGGCTAGTCACGTCAGTTGTAGCTTGTGTGATTATGTTGATGGCCTCAGAGATTATCAAACCACGTAACCGTGTACAGACTTTCAACGAGGTGAGTCCAATCTCCGCAGAAGTTGTGGCAGTTGATGCTGAGAAAGCTTCTCAACCCCTTGTTGATCGTGTACCCAAGCCAAAACAGCGGGAAGTTTTTGTACACGAGATGAAGAAGGATAAAAGTGCGAAATAAGATTTATACTGGTGTTGGAAGCAGAGACGTACCGGAAGACGTCTACAAGCTCCTACAAGCCCTTGGACGTAAGTTGGCTACCCGAGGCTATGCCTTACGCTCTGGTGGTGCTGTAGGCTGTGATACAGCCTTCTACGAGGGTTGCAAAGAAGTGGGTGGAATGTCTACTATCTTTGTACCTTGGAGTGGCTTTAATAGCCTGTTTGGTGAGAACATCATTAGTCTTAGTGACATGCCTTCAGGCTTAATCTACCGAGCAGAGTGGGAAGCTAGGCAGGTACACCCAGCGTTTGATAAACTCACACAAGGTGCCAAGAAGTTGCACACACGCAACATATTTCAAGTTCTTGGTGCGAGGCTTGTTAAACCTTCTGATTTTCTGATATGCTATGCACCTACTCAAGGCAACAGCGTGAAAGGTGGCACCCGGACGGCTGTTGAATTTGCAAAAGTTTGTGGTGTTCCGGTGTACAATGCGTTTGACAAGAAAGACAGACTTCGTGTAGAATTGTTTGTACAAGATTGATTTACTGTAGGAGATTAAAATGCAAATCCGTATTCTAAAGAATGACTTCTGCCCCTTCCTTGAAGAGATGAATGCCATGATCGGGCAGACTCTCGATGTGGTAGAGGTTGATGGTGACCATTTCCAAGTGGAGGTGGGTTATTGGTTTGATAAGGGAGACGTTGAGGTGATTGAGGAGGCTGTTAAGCCCGCCCCGGACACAGTTACTATTTCTCGCTCAGACTTGCAAGCTCTGCAGTCCCTGCTGAAACAGGAAATTAAGGATCTTTCCAACATGACTCGCATGATGAAAAAAGATGCTAAATACCTTGCAAGCATCGGAGATGAAGTTCGTGCAGCTTATTACTACAAAGATCACGACAAATTCCGTGAACGTACCCTCACCCTGGAGAAGCGTATGCAGGCAGTCAAGAAGGCACTCACTTGAGTGCTCTCACCTAAGTACAGGCGTAAAAAATCCCCCAAGGATGACGAGTCCAAGGGGGTTGTCTTATGTAATTCAAGACTAAGCCATTGTTTACACTTTGGCAAAGGATTGTTATAGTAAAAATAAAGCCACTAGCATTTATTTGTTAGTGGCTTTTTGTTTTGGTGCGTTGAAGTAGAAATCTAAGCGAGACAGGATATCACTCTTAATCCCCTCAACTTGACGAGCTACTCGATTCTCAAACTCCCTCATGTCCTCCTTAGAGGCTTTTTCCATGTAGAGTTGTTGAACATTCTCTTCTAATTTGTCGATACGACTTTTCTGTTCTTGGAATGTGTAGGCACAAACAGACAACAGTAATACTGCCACCCACACGCCCCACTTCTCCCAATAACTATTTAGCCGATTATCAACATCATTTGGTGATGCCATAAATCTCTTCTACTTTCTTCTTGTATTCCTTCTGCTCCTCCACCAAACCCTTGTAGAGGTGGACACACTGAGTGTTATGGATATAACCCTTAGATAAAGTGGCTACTGTACCACCTGCAGGGATTACATCACAAGGGTGGATGAGTAGATTGTCTGGGGTTAACTCTAACTTAGTCTCCACCTTGATAGGCGTTGTCCAGCACCCGGACAAGATCAGGAGGAAGGGGATGAGACATAAAATCTTTTTCATCTGGTGTTCCTTGTGCAACAATTTCATCAACAACTTCCTTTTGTTGCTCGACAACCTTAGTCTTCTCGACAATTACCTCTACAACCTTCGTAGAAGCCCCCTGCTTAACTGCGTCAACCTTCTTAGCACGATCAGAAGCCTCAGCAAGGCCCTTATTAGCCTCTGTGAGCGATTTGTATTGTTCGTTAAGGGCTACGTAGCGGGTGTGTTGCCAAAACGCGCCTACGCCCATTAAAACGCTCAGAAGCAAGATGCCAATCCAAATGTAAGTCTTAACTTCCACAATCATCCTCCAGGGAGTTAATGTATCTGCCTGTGATGCCCAACACTCCTAGTAGTGCTGCACACACTACAAGGGTTGGCAAAGTAAGGTCTGCTGTAAAAATACCAAGCACAGATAAGCCAACAGTTGAAACTGCTGTAGCAAAGTTAGCCCAATTAAAATACGTGGTGTACTTCTTCAGTAGTTTTTTGTGAGGTGATAATTTCTGTCGTAAAGTCATATTGTGTTTCCCAATTCCTTAGCATACCTACAGTTTCATCTTTGTATGCACCAATACACATCTTGTATTCGTCTTCACGCCTATTTACCAGACCCTGGTACTTCTTACCACCAGCATACACCCACTTACGAAGCTCCTCACAAGCTCCTTGATAGTTGCCCTGATTCAGTTTCTTTAATAGTGTGCTCTTAGCAAAACTATCAACACCTACGTTATAAGTGAAGCTGATGAATGCTGCCTCTTGATAGGGAGTGAGGGGTACTTTTACATACCGCAGCATCTGCTCTTGGTATCTGGGGAGGGACTTAGCTAATTGGTCGTTACACTGTTGAGTAGTATATACATCCCCACGTTTGACGCCTTGCGTCTGCCCATAACACACTGTCCAAACACCAACCACGTCCTGATAAGCCTTCTTCTCCATACCCTCCCAGGGGCCTACTAAGTAAGCTCCTGCAAGAGTAAGAGAAGCAGACAAACCAAGCTTTACAAAATGTTTCTTGATTGCTTGATTGACTGCCATGTTAAGCCTTAATTGCGTAGGCTACAGGCCAGTTACGTGGACGTGTTTCGTTTTCGCCTGTTGCTAGTGTCTGATATGTTCCTGCGAAATTTGGCCCACCAACCGGGATTCCTCCGGTGCCTGTCGTGTTTGAAATAGGAATTGCGTGCGTGTGGCTTTTGATTTCGTCAGCCTGGAATGTACCAAACAATCTCCCTACGTCAATACCTCGCCCGTTGTCCCAACCTCTTAAGAACTCACCTCTATAGTCAGGTACATTGAAGCTGCTGCCGTTGGCGCTGCCATATAGCGTTCCAATGGCTGCAAACAGTCTTGGGTAGGCTGTACGGGATAGACTGCGGCCATCACAAGGAATCCATCCTGTTGGGGCTGTAGCCATAGCAAAAGGCATCACTGCACCGGCTGGAATGATAGCATCCGTCTCTGCCTTAGAGTATACGTCAAGATTTGTACGCGCTGCAGACTTATCCACCAGAGATGCAAGATTATCAGCCTTACTTAGGAAGATGTTTCCAGTCTCTGTTTGTGAATATGTCTCAGTCTTGGCATAAGTCTCTGTCTTAGAGAACACGTTCAGGTTTGTACGTGCCGTGGCAGTGTTCGCCAAGTCGCTGAGGTTATTTACACGATGTGTATATTTAGCATCAGAGGTAGAACGCTCTGTTGCATCTAGGCTGTTCACCTCTGCCTTTGAGAATACGGAAAGATTACTACGAGCAGTTGCTAAATTCGACAAGTCTGCAAAATTACTTGCAACCTTCAAATACAAGCCGTTTGATGTAACCCTCTCCGCTGCAGTAATAGCATCACTCTGAGCTTTAGAGTATGCATACTGGCTTGCATCAAATGCCGAAACCCACTTGCCAGTCATATCTGTCTCTGGGTTTACAGCTACACTATCTGTAACTGCACGGTATACATTGCCTGTTGTTGCACCAGTGACGTAGCTTACATTGGCTTTATACTCTGTGTTGGTATCCCACTGAGCAATACCACGTTGGTTTGTGTGAGCAATCCACTGGTCTTGCCGGTTTTGCAACCAGTTCATAATCTCAAAAGGAGGTTTCTCAACTTCCCAGCCACGGGAAATCTTAAAATCTTCAGCGGCAATCTTACTGCCAGTAGCTGCCCACACCTTTGTGTAGGTAGTTGGTTTTGTTTGGATGGTCATCTATACCTCTTAACCTGTATTAAAAGTGTCTGCACTAACAGAACCCGCATTAACAGAAATTACTACATACCTATAAGGTGCAATAAAGCCACCGAAGTGGCTTTACACTTACAAACCAATGGCTTGCTTAGTTTCTTCTGTGGTTTGTGCAGAGTCACTTTGAACTTGAATCTCTGCATACTTATACCGAACAACTTGACGTTGTACTTCTGGCTGTTCAGCATACATTGGAATCGTTGCCGCCTGCGAGGGTGTGGGTGATTTTGTCGAGTGCGATCACAGAACTGACTTAACAACGAACGACGAGATGATGGTCAGCGGGACGGCTATGTTGTTCGTCAGCCTAATGGTTCCGCTCGCTGCCACCCAAGATACAGCCAAGTCCGTGTCGAGCACAGTCAGCGCGCCCAGCGCACTCAGCCGAGTGAATGTCATCTTGTCGTAGCTCTGGACTGCGGTGACGACGCAACCGTACTCGTACCCAGGCGCAGCCGCTCGGATGTGCAACTCAAATACCGCAGTGCTGAACTGCCCGTATCCAGTGGTGAAGTCGAGCGTTCCGCCGCTTGCGCTGATGGATTGAGAGGCACGCTTGCCGAGAGTGATCATCTCCATTGTGGTGTTAGAGGACAGCACAGAACCGCCTCCTAGAACTTGAATGCGACTGTACGCATCCACCGGGAATGTCCCATATGCAGGCAATCCTGTGCCGCTCATTGCCAGCCGCGACCCTGACGGGATACCCTCAGCAGTGCCCGGCGCAAAATTGCCAGCGATCTTGTTCAGGTTGTGCTGTATGAGGGAGTCATTGATTGTCAGGCCATAGCTGAACGAAGGCCCCGACTTGATGACGATCAATGGGGCCTGAGCGTACCCACCCATTGCGACGTGGCAGCTCTGAAATGTCACGCCAAGGCAGCCG